CGGCGAACCCAGTTGGCAGCACCAACATGGCAGTATGGTGAGAACTTTGCATGGAATGACGAACTAACACAAGGTGAAGTTACGTCAAGGAGCCGTATGGCTACACTTGAAACAAAAGTGCAGGGAAAAGTAGATTCCTTCTCCTCGGAACCCGCAGTTGGAGAAGGAACAACTACGAGCATGTAATTCAAGCTCATTTGCGGGAGTATGGACAAGAAATCCGTGCGTGGTCTCAGTCATTGGCTGAATACGGTGATCGTGGGTGGTCACCTGACGATTTGGCTACACTGATAGTTTACGCAAATGCGGATATCGAACCAGATGAAATAGATCTGGACTGGTTGAAAGAACGAACAAGTCTGCTTCCGCCGCGGCTGTTGACCCAGTTGGGTGAAAGTGACTTGGTTAAAGACAAACCCAGAGTCGAGTGTCCAAAACTCCGAAGTGATTTTGACCCACTTAAAATGTCAAAAATACTTGATGGCTCTTTCAGTGACGATGAGTTTCTGGCTGTCTTTCCAGAACGAACGACAACTGATCTGGGCATTCGTCGTGCACGTGCAAAAACTATCTATAGATTGTACGATCGTGCAGACAAACTTAAAATTTGGAACAGGTGGATACCACAGTTAGTCAATTTGGACTACATAACAGTGAGTATGCTGATGTTGATGGAATACATCCATGGTGATTGGTTACGTTTCTGGGCACGATTTCGATGCCTAAATAGTCTAGATGACTTACAAGTTACAATTAAGTATGTGAGCGATCGACTCAAGAAAGCTCCAGCACCAATGGAATTAAGATTGCGATACTGTGAAGCAGGTGGTGTTTCAGGATACAGAAATCCTCCCTTTGGTAATTTTGACATTGTCGGTGAGACACAAAAACTAGCCGAAGGTGGCGAACCACACGGTTTCATAGGAGACAATTGGGATAAGATATTTCACGATGCGGCAGTAGAGGTGCAAGGTACATCTCAACCCAAAACTGTTAAATGGCTGACACTTGAACAATTTATAGCACAAGATATAGGAATAACAGGTGGAGCGAGCACATATGGCAAAGTTGAATGGGAATTTGAGAACGACAGTGGTAAGTTCAAGGCCCGTAAAAACTTTCTTCTAGACATTGCCACACCTGAGTTTCTAGCTGAGCAAACACGCGAAAACTTGGGTAAACAGACAAATAAGTCGTTTATAAAACCTGAGTTGGGTAAGCAACGTATTGCAGTAACTGGTGATATATGGTCGTATTTCTCACAGTCATGGCTTAATTATCTGACAGGTGAAGTGTACCTTCAGTGGCCTGGCAATACATTAGATGAGAGAATAGATGAACAAGCAACACGTATGACACAGATGCGTGACAAAGGAGATGATGGCTACGCATTACCTTTTGACTTTGCGGCATTCGATCATCAACCACTGACCAGTGAAATTAAAGACTTAGCTGACACATTCCTATCTCGTGGACAAATCAATGTCCCTCACGAGTGCATTGACTATTGGCGATATATAAAAGATAAAACAATCGAAAGCTTTTCCAACGTCACGTTGGTGGTAACTGACAAGGGGAAGACGCATTCGTTTTTGGTCACAGGAGGAGTACAGTCTGGCATTCGGCTGACATCACTTCTGGGCAATTACTGGAACTCAACAATGACATTAATCAGTAAACACAAGCTCAAGAGTAGTGGCTTGGTTCCTGGAATCACTTCATGGTTGCGAGGCGATGATTCTGCAATCTATACCCATTCAT